GCATGCCCTTGAAGATGATCACGCCATCGCCGGGCGTCGCGATGCGCTCCTGGTAGATTTTGAAGCCGTCCCGCTCACTGAGGCCGAACGCCGCGAGCTTCTGCTCGATGAGATGCTTGCTCGACTGCGTGAGGTCGCGCTGAACCTCGCGGATGCAGATCGCGCGCAGGCCTTCGCCGGCGCTGTTGCCCGGTTCAGCGAGCGCATCCTCGATGAGTTGCTCGGCGAAGAAATGCGATTTCCCAGACGCGCGGCCGCCGTACGCGCCTTTGTACGGCGCCGGCTCGAGCAGCGGCTCAAAGACCTTAGCTACCTTGCGTCTCAGGATTCGCACTGACGATCACCCGCTCGATTCGAGCAATGCTGACCGGACCGCCGTCCGGACCTGAGTGCTCCATTTGGTCACGCTGGCCGAGCATCTGCTTGCCCAGCCAGATCATCATCGTGACGTTCCCCTTTTTCGCCGCCTCCCACTGCATGCGGCGAAGGCTCGCTTTTGCGTGTTGTTTCCCCTCCTTTAGAGCGTCCGCAAAACGGCGAGTCAGGGTGTCAGGCGAGCACTTGAGCACGGCGGCTATCTCCTCGTGCGTGCATCCGATTCCGGCCAGCGCTCGCACCTGTTCGGGATCAATCTTCTTCCTGGGCCGTGCCATTTGTGACTCACCCTTTTGCCACCATGTCGTACGCCATCATCGCGCGCCCATATTGCACGTTTTGTGTGTTTCGCCAACGTCGCTAACTCCCCAAGAGCCGCGGCGTTTGCAGCGTTCGTCAGGCGGCGCGAACAAGCGCGGCGGCCGCCAGCCAGCCGCCCACCTGTCCGACATCGTGCGCGGTGCAACTCCGATCATCAGCCCGATTTCGCGCAGTGATCGGAGTTCGCCCGCGAACTCGACACGAATCGCGCGCCCTTTCACGTCTCGCCGTCACTCGACGCTCGTCAACACCGCAGGCGCCGGGATCGGATTGACTGTCAGCGTGACAGACTCGCTCTCGCTCGATCCGGCGCGCATTGTTTTGCTCGCGACGTTCGACAGCGCGCTCGCTGTTCCGTTCGTGTTCACCGCACTGACCGCGAAATACCACGTGCCGAGATCGAGGTTCTCGACCGTGTGCGTCGTCGCGTTGCCCGCGACCTCCGCGGTCNGGTTGAGGTTCGTCGCCGAGCGCCCGTAATGGATGCGAGTGAGCGCNTGATTCGTGTACGGCGTGCCGTCCGTGTTCTGCGTCGGTAGCTGCCACGTCAGGCGCGCGCTGCGATCCTCCGGGCTCGTGCAGGTGAGCGTCAGCGTGTACGTTCCCGAGAGTGTGATCGTCGGCAGCGTTTTCGTGCCGCTCGATGAGACAGGACCGTCCCAATCCGGATGTCCCGACGCCGTGCATGACGGCAGCGTCGATTCCCAGGTGAGCGTCGTAGCGAGCTCGCCGTCTGCCGCGGTCACGCTCGACGCGAACGTTGTCGCGGCGCGCGCCTCGGGAAGCCCGAAATACCACGTGCCGAGCACGAGCAGCAGGAACATCAGCAGCGCATACAGGACGAACCAACGCAGGCCCTTGCCGATGTGTTTATCGGCCTCGCGTTGCTCCTCGTCGGTCAGATATTCATCGCGGATGTAATGGGGGTTCACGATCGTTCTCCTTGGACTAGCTATCACCGCATCAGCACCTCCTAGCCCGCATCCTCGATGCGGTAAACGTGAATCATCGCACCCGGCGAGTCGAGCGCTTCAAAGCTCGTAAGAACGACGCGGTTGCGCGCGCTTGACTCCGTCCTTTTTGCCCAGCATTTCCCAGAGCACGATGCCGCGTCCCGTCGGACGCTCGGCAAGAACTGCGACAGCGCCGACGGATTGCGCGAGGTCGAACAGCGCATTCCATTCCTTGCTGACGATGCATCCGGAGCGCTTGCATTGGATAAAGGCGATGCGGCCTTTCTTGATTGCCACGAGATCGACGGGAGAACCGGAGCGCGGCGACCGAAGAACAAAGTAGCCATGCTCCCGGAACAGGTCGCGTGTCTGATACTCGAACGCGCGCCCGAGTCTGTACCGGGTTTGCTTCGGTGTCTTTGACTCAATGACCGCGTCCCATTCATCGGGCCATCTGGTCGCGATGTGCCGACGCAGCAGCTCATCGTCGAGCCCGGTCTTAGCGCAGAACTGAAGCAGCCCGAGCGATGATTTCTTGAACTGATTGAAGATGCGGCGGGCCTCTGCCTCAGTTTTGATCTTCCGTGCGTACGGCTTCTCGTACCCGCGTGGAGCAGCAAGGCCGAGCTTCCCAGCTCGTGCTGCGAGGGTGAAATAATTGCGCCCAAGTCGATCAGCAAGCTTTCGAACCTCGCCTCTTGCGCGGAATGCGATGTAATCGGACCGCAGGATCGCGTCCTCTTCAGGCGTCCACTTGCGCGAACGCCCACCGCCATCGCATTGGACACCAAGCTTCCGGAGACGCTCGTGGACACTCTGACCGCACATGCCGAACCGCTCGGCGACTTTATGGACATTGCGGAGCTCCCTGTAGGCCGCAAGGAGCTGTTCGTCCGTAGCCTTCTTGTGTGCCGGCATCGATGCACTCGACTTGGATAACGACGCCTGGGATATCGAGCGCTTCGGGATGCTCACGCGGGAATACCTTGAGCAACTCCAGACGAATCACCCGCGCGTCGTCTTCTATGATTCCCGATTGTACCAAGCTATCGAGGACCGCGCGGCACAGTTTGTCTAAATCCGGCCTGCGATCGGGATAGGTGCGGCGCGTCTTCGGCGCGCTCTTTGGCTTCGGCAGCGTGAACACCATGCGCACTCGCAGCGGGCCGTCGAGCGGCGCGGCGCCGTTCTTGGCCTCGACGGCTGCGGCGACAACGTCTTGGCGCCAAGGACGCACACCCTTGCTCGACTCGACGAGCACGCCGCGGCCACCGCGAACGCCCACAAAGCGCTTCGACCCCTGCGGCGCAGGCATGCCGCGAACGATGATCGTGATCACGCCTGCGACCTCTGCTGCTCTCCGTCGAGCAGCCGATCGATGAGACGCTGCAGTTCGTCGCGTGTCGGCGCGCGCTTGACCTCATTGCCGCACTCATCGAACGCCGCGACGTACATCGACCCTCGGAAGGTCTTCACGCGAATCTGGAATCCTCGATAGGGTTTGAATTTTCTCACGCGGGTTATTTACAGCGGATGACTCGTCAGATGCCAGGCGCCACAGCGGCGGCACTTGTACGTCTTGCACTCCACGCCGCGATTCCTCTTCCGGCGTGATCGAACGCGAACGAGCGCGGCTTTCGCTTCCGCGCTCGACGCATAGGGAACACGAGAGCAAGGGGTTCTCATGACCAGCGTCACCTCCTACGCGGCCTCTCGCCGCCCCTGTATCCGCAAGTGCGCAACGATCAGTTCGACTTTCTCGTCCCAGGTACGGCACGAGGCCTGGCTCGGCGACGCTTGGGCGCGACGACCCGTTCCCGCTGACGGCGGCCGGTCACCTCGGCCGGAGAGGGCGAGAATGTTGCTCGGCAGGGGCTTTTCGACGTAGGTCTTATCCTCAGCAGCCCGCGTTTCACGCGCGTATTTGTCGGGCCGCCTACTATGGGACGCGTATCCCCCTCCGGTCAGAGGAGCGGCCTTTCGACCGCGCCGAGCAAATCTGATCATTTGACATCCTCCCCGGCCTTCTTCGCGCGCGACTCGCACGCTGAGAAAACGGCATCGCGATCGAATCCAGCGCTCACGTACTCGCGTAGATCGCGATCGCGGAAATCGCCTTGCCATCCGTTGTAATAGGGTCCGTGACTCGTCTTGTGCCGCACGACGTAGTAGCCCGCATACGTCCCATCCTCGAAATGCAGCGTCATCACGTCGTAGCTTGCCCGTTGCCAGTTCATTTCGATCTCACGCGTAGCGCTGCTCTTTCCACATGTCGTCGAGATCGAGCGAACGCATGGCACGCCAGACAGTCGAGTACCCTAGTCCGAGCTCGCGCGCGATTTCCGCTTTCGTCGCGCCGCTGAAGGCAAGCTGCCGTAATCGCTCAGCATCCACCTTTCGACGCCTCAATCGATCGCATGCCGTCGAGCAATACTTCCCGCGTCCGATCGCTGACAGGCGCGGCGCCTTCCCGTGGCGCTTGAACGGCTCGCCACACTGAGCACACCGACCAATCACGCCACGTTCCCCAACTGCATGTCTTCGACCGTCACGCGATAGCCGGGCGCATTGGCCTCGGGATCGGCCGGAACAATCACGCCCGTTATCTCAATGCCGTAATTGCGACGGATCTTCCCGGCCGCGTCGGGCGCGTCGAATTGCCGACCGATGTACGACCAAGGCCCGCGCAGCTGCTGCGGCGTGAGACGCGCGCCGTACGTGCGAATCACGTAGTCGGCAAGCAAATCCTGCGGCGTCGGGCCGCGCTTGGCTTTCGGCGCACGCGCATCGGCGAACAGCGCCTCGCACTCCGGGAACGTCGGCGGATGCGTCGGGTGTCTCTGCCGGATCAGGTCGAGCACCTGACGCACCGCGCTGTCCTCGGCTCGGTCAACGAGCTCGCACCAGTCCGGCGGCGCTTCGGCGCCGTACTGATCGGTCCACCGTGCGCCGTACCACTGCGTGAGCCGCTTCCAGAACCGCTCTGCGCGGACTGACGGCCTAGAACTGGATCTTGTTGCCATGCTCGTCGACCTCCGGCTCTCCGTCACCAAACACGCGATCGAATCGCGTCAACGCCTTGCCGTTTACTGCCGCTGGCGATGGGGGCTCCCATGTCTGCCGCCAGTACGCGTCCGCAGTGCGCCCCTCGAAAAACCGTCCAGGCGTTTTCACAAACTGCGTACCCTCCGACCCTTTCGCGCGGATGTACGCCGCATAGCGCGTCACGGCGTCGAACAGCTCGTCGTACGTCGCCTCGCCGTCCTCGACGAGCGCCGTTACGCGAGCCTGCGCGTTGATCCAGTCCTGCCGTCCGGCGAACTTGGGGTATGCCGCCTTGATGCGCTGGAACTCGGCGTATGCATCGACGTGATTCCTGCCGTTCCTCACCGTCGATTCCTCGCGCGCGTATGTGTGGTCCAGGTCCTTTCCTTGGTCCTGGTCCTGGTCCGCAGCAGAGCCTTCGCGAGTGCGTGTTTGTTGCGGCGAGAACACTCGCGAGGATTCGCGAGGACTCGCGAGGATTCGCGAGGATTCGTCGAGAGGTGGGAGCTTTGACTTGCTCGGTTTGTCGATCTTCTGGTGCTCGACCCAGTTGACGATCTGAACATATGCTTTACCGTCAACGACATAGCGAGCGATGCAGCCCTCGCGCTCTAGCTCGCGGAGCCACGAATCGACGTCTGAGCCGGTCGTTTTGATGTGTCCGTCCTCGCCGTCGTCGTACGGGTAGAGAATCCTCGCGAGCATTCGCGAATCTCCGCGAAGCCTCCCGACATCGTCCGCGACGGTCCAAAGGAGCACGAAAAGCAGCCGAGCGTCGCGCGAAACGCGCCCCATGCTCTCGGATTGGGGGAACTCGGGTTTGATTGTTCGGATGCGAGCCATCTACGCGATCCTCGTGAGTCTGGTCACTTGCGCCCCCCAATCCGCGACGATCCATCGTCTTCCTCGTCATCCCCGAGGAAATCCATCTGCAATCCATGCGCCTTCATGCGCTTGGTTGCTACCTTGTAGGCATGAGCTTTACGACGAGCCCACTCTTTCAGGATTTCGCGAGCGATGGACTGCATGTCCTTGCCGAACGCGGCCGCTTCGGCCTCGAGCCACAGATGCACGGACTCGGGGATGGGGAGGCGAAAGTCTTTCAGCGGAGTGCTCACGATCGAGAGACTCCTGTTGTTGCTGTAACTAGGGGAATCGCTGAAGCGCGCCTGAGTGAGACTCGGGTCTCGTTCGCCAGGTGGACTGATGTGCGACGTTTCACGGCGTTCACTAATCCGCTGGACGATAGAGATGAAACAAACAACAAATCCTCAGGCGCTCTTGATGCGCGTGNCCTCGGAAATCACCGATCGGTGCAGCTCGTACAGCTTCACAGCAGCGTCTCCGCGGGGAGTCGCGGTGCGACCCTGCTCGATGTCACTCACCGAGGACGGTGCGAGGCCAATCAGCGCCCCAATTTCAGCGAGGGTCATCCCCTTCGCGCGCAGGTCAGAGATGCGTGATGCCCAGGTAGTCATGCGAGCGAGTCTACGGGATCCCGTAGATCGAATGCAACGGCATCCCGTTACGGCATTCCGTGAGAGTATGGATATGCCGAAATCAGCCGAAATTCCGAAGTTCGACTCGCTGGGAGCCAGGATTACGTTCTGGCGCGAGCGGCGAGGCTGGGGCCGGTCCGAGCTCGCCCGGCGGGCAAAAATCCCCTACTCCACGCTGGCGGAGATCGAGCAGGGCCGGCAGAAATCATCAACCAAACTGCACCAGATCGCGGCCGCGCTGGGCGTCAATGTTCAGTACCTGGCGACCGGCAAGGGCGAACCAGAGATTGATGCTGCGCCCACAGAGGATTTCTGGCCGTTCCCGTTCCCTCGCGAAGATCTGCTCGAGCTGGACGCCATCGAGCTTGAACTGGTCGGTCTCAAGCTGCAGAGGTTCATCGAGGAGGTGCGCGCCAAACGCGTTCGGAAGCGCGCACGACAGGCATCGTAATTGTGCATGACTCGCGATAAGCAACTCGTTATCGATCTGCTGCCGCTCACCCTCTTGATTGCGGGTGTTTTATGGTTCCGCGAGCCGGCACTCGACGCGTTCACTGGAAAGCTCACAGCCTATCCGATCGTGTGCGACTCCAAAGCAGAGGGCCCTCGTAGCTGCTCGATTGGCCGTTGGCAGACAAGCGACCGAGCGGTGTTCGCGGTCCGTGGCGACCAGCAGACGGTAGTCGTCAGATTCGGCGACTGGCAGCCGTCGCGACTGACCAATTGCGCTGTGCTCGATCGAAAAAACTGGCGCTGCGATGAATACGTCGCCACGGACGGCGCCGTCTCCCTAACTACCAGTCACGAGTATTTCCGATTCGTCCCCCGTTGGCGCTGGTACTTGCTCCGGTACATCGGCGTCTCCCCCGTCTAGCGACTGATCTATTTAACGGAATGCCAATCTAGGCGCCTCCTGCCTATTTGTTACGGGATCCCGTTGACAAGCGTTACGGTTTCCCGTAGATTGCCCGCCATGCTGACACGAATTCACAAGCGCGGCCGCACCTACCTAGTGTTCCTCGACTCGCAGGGCGAGCCGCTGCCGATCACGCCGCGCGCGTGGCGGCACTCGATTTTCCGCCTCGATCCCCATGGTCGTGACAACCGCAGCAACTGGCGCCGCCCAGCGGACCGAGAAGAGGCTCTGTCACGTATTCGGCCGACTCTGAGACTGCAGGAGTCGGCGCTCTTTTCGGGGTGATCTGAGAGGAACGAGTGATGACTGACCGCTACGAGAAAATCCGCAAGGCGCTGGCGATGGGGCCGACGCCGGGCCCGTGGGAGCCGTCATACGACAAGGGTTCGACCCGGGACATCATCACGCAAAAGGAGAAATACCCGATCTGCATGGTACGCGGGATCGCGTATGTCGGGCAGGACCAGTATCTGGCGAACAGCTATTTCATCGCCGCCTGCGACCCAGACACGATCCGCGATCTGCTCGCCGAACGCGACGCGCTGGAAGTCGAGAACGAGCGGCTGCACGAGCAGTTGCGCCTCGCGACCGTTGACCAAGCTATCGCGGAGGCCGAAGCGAATGATGCACGCGCCGAGATTGAGGCGCTGATGGACCGCACCACCCGACTCACGCCTAACGATGCCGGCTACGTCGTCGCACACGCGAACGAGGACGGCGCGCACGTGGACACGGCGATCACGCTGACTGAGCGCTTGGATTTGGCGCTTGAGGAGCGCGGTCACGAGATGGTGCTGGCCGAGCGCGCACGGGAGTCACACCGATGATTGCTCGCATCACGACTGTTCGCAGCAATGCAGCTCTGATGGAGAGTCAGCATGTACATCGTGGATGGTCATCAAGTGGACGAAGCGACGTTCCTCGCCGATGAGGACGCCTTCGAGCAAGGCCACATGAGCTACATCCGCCCTGTCTACAGCGCTCGCGGACAGTTCCTCGGGTTCGCGGTGTACGTCTCGGGCGAGGCCATCGGGAAAGTGCACGAGCAGTACAAGCACGCGGTGCTCTTGCTCGAGCAAGTTCGCGCCGAGCATGCATTGCTGGCCGAGATCGACCGCGAAGAACGGAGAGCGACATGAGCGCTATACCCCGCTACGCACGCATGTTTGAGTGCGTCTACGAGGACGCTAAATACGCGAACGGCTACGCGTACCTTGAGGCGACGGATGTCCCACGGTGGGTCGAGGAAGAAATTCCCGAAGATGACTTGGGCGGCGTCTTGTCACACGCGATCAGCGATATCGACGGGAAGCAGCGCGAGAAGCTGAATGCGCTCATCGCCGACATGCTCAACCAGGGCGATGACATCGCGCAGCGAAAGTTGGTCGAGCTGACCGACATGCTGCGAGCGGCACTTGTGGACTACTGCACGAGACATGCGCAGCGGATGGTAGACGAGCGAGGATGGAATGACCCGGAGTTTCCAGAATGAGCGTCAAAGAATTCCTAGACCACTTGGCGTTGCGAAACTCGCTGAATCGAGCTCGATGGGCGTGGCGCTGGGCGCGACAAGGCGGAACGTATTTCACAACCGCGAGACCGCTTCAGGACTTGCGCAACGACGAGGATCTGAAGCGCTGGCGTGAGATCGAGTTGAAGCGCCGGCACTTGAGCAAGCAGGTCCGCAAGGTCGTCAATCTCGCGGCGTGGAGGATCAATCGAGCACGGTTTAACAGGATTCGGAGGTATTCGTAATGGCTCTCAAGATCACGAAGGCAACCGACACCATCGAGGTCAAGAACCTCACGGTCTGCATCTACGCGGTTCCGGGTGTGGGCAAATCCACGCTGGCATTCACAGCGGACAGCCCTCTCCTGTTGGACTTCGATCAGGGCGCCTACCGAGCCGGCAATCGAGGCGACGTGGTGCAGGTCAGCTCCTGGGATGATGTCGTGAGCATCACGGCCGAGGATCTGAAGCCGTACAAGACGCTCGTTGTCGATACGGCCGGCCGGGCTTTGGACTTTCTCACGGCGTCGATCATCGAGGGGAACCCGAAGCTCGGGCGTGGTGGAGCGCTCACGCTTCAGGGCTTTGGCGAGCTGAAGGCCCGTTTCATCGCCTGGACCAAGATGATTCGCAGCTTCGGGCTCGACGTGCTGCTGGTCTCTCACGCTGACGAGCAACGAAGCGGCGACGAGCTGATCGAGCGTCTCGACATCCAGGGCGGCTCGAAGAACGAGATCTACAAGGCGGCCGATGTCATGGGGCGGCTGTATCTCTCGCAGGGCAAGCGGATGCTCAACTTCAACCCGACCGATACGGCGTTCGGGAAGAACCCCGCTCAGCTTCCGCCGCTCGAGGTTCCGCACCATGCGGAGAACCCGCAGTTTCTCGCCGGCGTCATCGCGCAGATCAAGGCCGAGCTGAACAAACAGAGCGAGTCTCAGAAGGAAGTCGCGAGCATGCTGGCCGACTGGAAAGCGAAGATCGACGAGGCCAAGACGGCGGACGACTTCAGCGCGCTGATCCCGCAGACGCAGGAGCTGGACGAGCGCGTGCGGGATAACGTCAAGCGGCTCCTGACCAAGGTCGCCAAGTCAAAGGGGTTCCAGTTCGACAAGAAGACCGGGAAGTTTTCCGCGGCCGAGGCGAAGGCAGCATGATCAGAATTTCTGTGACGGACCTGGACGGCTACCTCTACTGGCTCGCGAGCGAGACCTCGGAGCTGGACGAGCTGATCGCTCGGCTCCGGGGGCAGGAGGAACCGAGCCCTCAGATGCTCGCCGGCCGGGCGTTCCACAGGCTCTTTGAGGATGCGCAAGGCGGCGAGATCGGCAAGGCTTGCATTGACGGATGGATGTTTGAGTTCGCGCTGGACAAGGAAATCGCCGTCCCGGACATCCGTGAGCTCAAAGGAGAGATGGTCATTCCGACGAAAGCCGGGCCTGTGACGCTCGTCGGGAAGGTGGACGCGCTGCACGGCACGACCGTCATTGACTACAAGCTCACAGAACGATTCGACGCCGAGCGCTATGCAGACAGCTATCAGTGGCGCGCGTACCTGTTGATGTTTGGGGCGACACGCTTTGATTACGAGGTGTTCCAGTGTCGCTACGACGACGACTGCATCGTGATCTATGACCACCACCCGCTTTCTTTCTACGCCTATCCCGGCATGCGTGAGGACGTGCTAACGCTCGTCTCATCGCTGGCTGAGATCGTAGCTAAACACGTCCCTGAAAAGATCATGTCGGAGGCCGCATGAGCGATCTGAACCGAGTAATGCTGATTGGCCGTTTGGGTGCCGATCCTGAGCGGCGGCACATGCCGAACGGCAAGGCCGTTGCAACCATCCGCGTTGCCACGAGCGAGTCCTGGAAGGACAAACAGACCGGCGATATACAGGAGCGCACCGAGTGGCACGCTGTCGTTCTGTTCGACAAGCTGGGCGAAATCGCCGCCGAATACCTGCGCAAGGGCTCGCAGGTCTACATCGAGGGCAAGCTGCGCACCCGCAAATGGCAGGACAAGGAAGGCAAGGATCGCTATACCACCGAGATCATCGCCCAGAGCATGCAGATGCTTGGCGGCAAGCCGCAGGGCGAACGTTCGCCGCGGCAGGAGCGCGGGCCTGAGCGGCACGGCAGTGACGTTGGCGAATTCGACGACGACATCCCCTTCGCTTTCGCATTTGCGACTCCGCTCGGCTCGATCCTGGCGGGGCTGGTGCTGGCTGGCCTAGTGATTGCCGCGTGATGAAAGAGCAGACCGTAATCATCCAGAAAGGCGG